CGAGATTGGATGAGGCATTGGCGAGGCCGACAGTCGTTGCCGTGCCATCTCGGTCGACAACCTTGATGGACGTCGAACCCTTCACTGGACGAGCAATCTCCATGCGAATGGAGTCGAAGTTCTTGAGCTCGAGGGTTCCGTACCGAACCGCACCCGACTGGATGAATCCAGTCGACTCAAGGTTCGAGCTCGTCGCGTAGACCCGCGCCGTGGTGCCAGTGAGAACTAGGGCTAGATCGCTTGCCGATGTTGCCACGATGCCCGTGACTGTCCCCGACTGACCGGAAGGGGCTCGAACGTCATTCGCCCATGGAACTCGACCGGACTCATCCAGGTCCGAAAGGTCCATGCGAATCAGCCCGGGTCGACCGTCACCAGCATCAGTCACGCCAGTAAAGACGAAGCGGTCGAAGGGACGAAGGCCGCCCGAGGTGGCACCCTCATAGGTGAAGGGGCCGTAGGTAACCTGCCCCTCCGTGGCCACCGTGCCGACGCGAATGCCAAGGTTTGTCGCAATAACTACATAGGCCCCGAGGTAACTGATGATGTCGAGGATCTGCTCACCAACGGGAAGCTCAGCCGTCGTGATTGCACCAGACAGGGTAGGTAGATCGCCCTGGGCATCGAGAACGAAGCGATAGATGGCGGAGCCACTATCGCCGTACCCGGCTACTAGCAGGGCACCGGGGGCTTCTGCCGCACTCGTCCACACCCAGGACGAGTCGGGATGCTTGTAGAACTCCGTCTGCACATCGAGATTGCCGCCAGCTAGGGACAGCTCGAAGAGGTCCTGACCTTGGGCGACGAGGAGCCGCTGCTTGACCCACCACGCTTTAGTCGCACCGCTCGAGGTGGTCCACAGACTGGAGAAGCTGGTGCCACCATTGGTGGCTGAATAGATGGTTCCCGAGGTGCTGATCGCCAGGACCTTTGGTCCGGCGAGCAGCAGATGAGCGAGGGTGCCAGAGAACCCGGTCGTGGCGGTAGTAGTGCCAGCGTTGTAGCGATCAATGTCGCTACCGACGCCCATGTAGAACTGCACCCCAGTGCCGTATTTGACGAGGCGGGCAGTGTCCGTCGAGGGGAAGGACTTGACCTGAGATGTTGACCTCAGGAGGGATATCTGCCCCAGTTCCCAGATGTCCACGCCAGCACTGGAGTCGAACCGCCTCTGGATGCGCTCATTTTCAGCAGGCTCCATAAACTTGACGCCAGCGCCGCCAGACCAGTCGGTCTGGGAGCGCAGCCACCATGAGTCCAGAGACTGGTCGCCAGGAGCTGCTGACTGGTCAACCTGCTGCTTGCGCACAGGCGCAAGGGCTCGTTCGTAAGGTGTCGAGTCCGAGGTTAGGGAGAGGAACGGTAGCTCGCCAATGGCGTAGTCGTACCTGATCGAATCGGGAGAATAGGAAGCAGCAACGCCGACGACTCCAACGGGAATGATCGGCGTTGTGACTACGCTCTGAGGCAAAGCGGCTCCTTAGTCTTCCCAGTCTCCGTAGAGAATCGTCCAGATGTCGTCGTCCATAACCACTCCTTATCTGGCATCGGGATGCAGGTTAAATGGCTGCTTTACTGCATTGCAGTGCAGCAGGGATCAATGGGGAACTACTCATAAGCGGAAGTCAAGCTCGGCTTATGAGGGGGCGGCATTAACCCCTAGATTCCGAACAGGGACGCAGCCTCAGCCTCAGTCAGCCCCAGGGCCGCCAGTTTGGAGACAGCGGAGGCACGGTCAGCAGCCTTAGCCTCCTCGGCAGCGACCCGCTCGGCCTCCGCGACAGCGGCAGCAGCGGCGTCAGCCTCACGCTGCGCGATCTCCTCGGCGGTGAGGGGTCGCTCGGTCACGGTGCCGTCCGTGCAATCGACAATGACGGCGATGGGGGTGGTGTCAGACATGGTGGCTCCTTACTTGGAAATGCCGAAGAGGAAAAAAGACGAGTCAGTCATCCAGTTATTGCCAGAACCGGGAGACAACTCAATCGACGTAATGGCGGCGGTGTTTGACCAAAGTCCAGCCGATGCGATCATGTAAGCCGTAGTTTCGTTGTCCTCTTGAGCGCCAAACGCCGACACCGATTTGTTGGTGCTTCCCGCATAGTTGGGCACATACATCTCAAATGAGCCGAACGTGCTAGAGGTAGACCCGTTGTCACACACGGCACCAAGGCGCATGTAAGTGGTGCCGCCAAAATTGGAGTCGGACCCCGTGACCACGCCCGATCCGTAGAGGCGTCGGTTGCTGTAGCCCGTGGCGCTACTGTTGAAGGTGGTCTTTACGTCGTCGCCATTGCCGCCCGTGCTCGTAGTGCGAGCAGAAATGACAAGGTAGAGGTCCGTGTATGTGCCAGGGATCGAGGAAAAGGTCACGGTGGCTGTGTTGCTACCAAGGGTCTGCTTGCTTATGAGTTTGCATGTCGTCGCCACTAGCGGCCCCCTGTCCTGAACTCATGGGTTAGTGTCATGCGGCCTTCACCCCGTACAGGCTGAAAGTCGAGCCGGACACGAACTGGGCAGAAGCCTCGGGAGTCAACTTGATGTTGGTTATGGCTGACGTTGAACGCCATAGGCTGACGATCCTTGCCACTAGGCTGGTGTGTCCACCTTGCAAGAGCATCGTCTTGAAAACGTTGGTATTTGCGTAGGACATGATGTGCAGGATGTTCACATCAAACGTGCTGGTGCTGTTGCCCGACCAGCCACCCCAAGCGAAAGCGGTGCTAGAGCCACGCGACGATGAAGCAGAGGAACCGTCACCTAGGAGGCGGGTGTAGGAGTAGTTGGTGCCTGTGTCCACGGACCCATTGCCGACCTGTGCCTCTGTGCGGTATCCGGCCCCGGTGTTATTGCGAGCGAACTGCACAAGGATGAGATCGGTGTAGGTGCCAGGGATGGATGTGAACTCCACCGACGCGGTATTGCCTGTCAACGTCTGCGAGGCGATGGGCTCATACGTCCTAGGCATGATCGCCCCCCGTCTGTAATTGTGTCGTTAGCGTCATGGGGCCTTCACCCCGTACAGGGCAAAGGTCGTGTGCTGGGCAAAGTCTTGGGCCGTATTCGTGGTGAACTTGAGCGACGTCACCGCATCCGTGTTGTAACGGGCACCGGAGTTGATGAGCACTAGCCCCGACCCATTGAGGTCGTGACCCGCAAATGACCTCACCACACGATTCTTGCTCGCGCTGGCATAGTCAAGAATGTCAATGACGCCAACGCCAAAGACACTTGCGGTATCGGTACTGACAGGCATTGAGCCCACCTGTATGTACGCCGTGGAAATCGTGTAGGCGGCAGCACTTGAGCCCGTCCCGTACAGGCTGTGCCAATAGGCACTATTGGTCGTGTCGCCATTTATGTTGAGGTTTACGCGGTTACCCGTTGACCCAGCGCATCGCGTGACATAGCGCACCTGTAGATGCTGGTACGAGCCGCTGATCGACGTAAACTCCACCGACGCCGCCCCGCCGCTGCCCACCGTCACCGTGGCAATCGACTCAAAATCACCACCACCCGCATAAATGAACGGATTGATAAAGAACATCAGGCACGCCGCCCAATCAGGTACACCTTCGCGCCCTTAGCGCCCGTACCCGCCGTGTCGATGTCAATCGTGATCTCGGCATCATCAGCAAGGGCGCTGTCACTAATCGAGGTAGCGGTCGCAGCCGTCGTCGAGGTCTTTTCGTTGGCGTCAATGCTGAGTTTATTCGCACCAAGGATCGAGGTCCCGCCCTCGTTGATGTCAAAGGTGGGATTCCCCGACGTAGACGCCGTGGTCAGGGAGGCCCGTACCGCCGTGACAGTCATCGCGAAAGGCATACGGAACGTGACCTTGGCCGTGCCCGTCGTCAGGGCCGTCTCCTCGTCAGAGACAGCGATCCCGATGACCTCGGGGGAGCCACGCCAGACCAGGCCCGTGCTCTCGCCAGAGTCAGCCGTGAGCAGGAAGCCGTTAGAGCCAACAGGCAGGTCAGCGGGGGTGTCATTAGCGGTGGCCGCGATTAGTGAACCCTTGCCGCTAACTAGGGCTTTAGTGACATACTGCGTATGAACGTCCGTAGAGTTGTCATTAACGTGTGAGTTCGTCTCATCGAAATCACGAGCTGACACACCATGCTTGACGGTTGCCCCATTAGAGTGGGACACAGCAGTGGTCCCATCCACGCCGCGGGTGGCCGTCAGGTTTAGTGACGCCACCCCAGTCACGGTCACGATCTCTTCGTTGACCGTGCCCTCATCTAGGATGAGCGTGTATGGCGTACTGCCCGGAAACCCCGAGGTTGAGGCCACGGGCAGGGTCGTGGCCGAGTTGGACACGTTGGATGTCAGGGTTGTCTCGACCGCTGTCGAGCTGTAATAGCGACGTGGCATGGCCTACCTCGTGTAGTGGGTTTGTGCCGGGTATTCATCGAGTAGCCAGGCTCGCTCCTCTGCGAGGCGAGCCTGGAAGAGCTGGAACATGAACCGAGCTGCGGTCTGTCCGGCGCCTGGTGCGATCTTGGAGTCCATCGTGTTTGCCTCGATTGCCCTGGTGGCGATCAAGCCCATGTCCACAGCAGACAGCAGGCGATAGGTGGCGCCCAGGGCAATGCAATCGCGCGTGCGCTCCTGGAGTCCCGTGGCTGTCGTGTAGACGTCAGACTCGGATGACATGATTCCAACCTGCTTGCGGTAGGAGACATTGATGGTACGCCCAGGAGTCACATCTTCGAAGATGTCAATCGTCTTACCTGTAGGCCAGGTCGTGGTGTTGGGATTGGAATTGAACTTCCATCTCCGAATCCCTTGCCACTCCCTAGTTGGGCCAACAATTTGCCATGTCACTTCATAGACACCCTCCGTGTTGGACGGAAGGGCGTAGGTCGTGTAAGCAGCATTTGCCGTCAGGGTGGTTGATGCCACTCCAAATAGTGTTCCCGTCACCGAGCGCAGGGTGTCATTGATGGCCCTAGCTACCGCATAGCGCGGGAAAAGCGGCTGGTAGATGACTCGGTCATTGGTCGAGTGGGCAGCGGCAGTCGTGCCATCCATGCCTCGCCCGTAGGGGGCGATAGTCGCCGTGTTCGTAGTCCGATTTACCGAGTCAATCCAGACCAGCTCAGACCCGATCTCAGCCCTTCCGCGAGAGAGAACGGTGGCGTCATTGACCACCATGGACGTAGCTGTCGAATTGATCCCTGACGTTAGGTGAGTGGATAGCTCCTGGTCACGAACGTAACCGCGAAGGTTTGCGAGCACCTCGTCGATAGTCTGGGCGAATGTCGTCATGTCACACCGCCTGGAATGCCGAGCCAGTCAGGTCGGAGACCTGGACGGCTGCATCGATGTCGTACTTCTTAGTGGATCGGGGTTGGATGCCCTGGCTTCGAGCCGACTTGTAGGAGTCAAGCTCTCTATCCCACTGCTTCTGCTTGGTGGCGTCTCCACCCCCAATACCGCAGTAGGCGACCTTCAGCTTTGCTGAACGAGCGCACTCGCCCCACGTGGCGTGATCTTTAGTGGGGCAGCCTGACCGACAGGCCATCAGTCCTCCTCGATGTAGCTGCCATACCCGGCAGCTACTAGCTCGTTCTTCTGCGTCCCGGTCAGTTCGGTGCGGTACCCGCCCCGGTAGGCGCGTTCAGCGGCAGCGATCTCGTCCCCAGTTGGGGCGAGTGTTTCTCTCCATACACCGTTCTCACGGAGCACGGTGACCCCCTCCGCGTTCTCCACCCACCACAGGGGAGAGTGCTTGCGCCCGAAGGCGTAGCGCAGCTCAGGGCCAACAAAGTAGTAGCGAGTCGGCTGCACCGTCCCGCTACCAAGTTTGGTGTTGGGCCAGATGCCGTACCCGTCTAGCTTCACTGCGCCCGGGACTACCGCTCCGTCACCGAACGTGGGGGGGAAGTTGTCATTGGAACTGTCGACAACAACTCGCTCGCCAGGACGCATCGCCCCTGCCCCGAAGGCAGCCGGATCCGACAGGCCAGTTCCCGGGATAATGCGCACTCCAGGATGGACCACACCCTGTCCGAACGTGACGGGAAAGTTGTCGGTCTCGTCGTCGACGATATCGACTGGACCGACCGCGATGGTTCCAGTGCCAAAGGATGGGCTGTCCTGGATCCCAGTCCCAGCCAGGAATAAGGGTCCGGGTGCGACCGCGCCGATGCCAAATGCGGGCGGAAACGTGTCGGTCTCATCATCGAGAACGGTAATGCCACCAATCGTGGCAATGCCCACCCCAAAGTCCACCGCGTCAGCGAGCCCCGCTCCGGGCAGGGACTGCGGCCAGGTGATCTGTCCGGCGCCAAGCGATGGAGCGTCAATCAGTCCTGTGCCGACGAGACTGACGGAGCCAACGGAAAGTACGCCGTCACCAAAGCTTGGCGTATCGGTAAGCGCGGAGCCGCCCAGGCCGATCCGCGCTGCCACCGCACCGGAACCGAATGTGACTGTATTGGTGTGCGATACACCGATTAGTCGGAGGTTCGGGTCTGGTAGACCTAGCGGAAAGACTGGGCTCTCAAGAACCCCAGCCACCTAGATCACCAGGAGAAGATCTTGTTGGATCCGCTGTCCCACTCGATGGTGATGTCGCCACCATTGGGGGTGACCGGAAGGTTCGTGTAGGAATCCACGAACATGATCACTCGGCGATCTGCATCGGTCGCACCGTCCTGATACAGGACGAAGTTGTTACAGGCGGCGCCATTGGCGACCGCTGTCCACGTCACGTCCGCAGCATCGAAGACGCCGGACGTGAAGGTCTTAGATCCGATAGCCCCGGATGAGGCGACGATGGTGCCACCAGCGCCAGTGATATCAGCCAAATCCTCATGGGCCGATCCGTAAGTGTATGACCGAAGAAGCGCAGCCTTGATAGTGCCACTGCTCAGGGCAATCGTTCCATCGAGGATGCCCTCCTTGCCCTTCGGGTAAAGAGCGTTCGCCACGTGTATCTCCTTAGTGTGGTGGGTTCGAGCATCACAGCTCGCCCCCAGTCCCACACATCCTGTTGGGACTGAGAGCCAGCCGTGATGACTAGATGGACGCGATGGACTCCACGCGCTGGAGGCACTCCTCGCGGTAGCGGGACCAGCCGAGCAGGCCGTACCAGCCGACCGTCATGAAGCGACGGAATCGGTCAATCTGGGGCGAAACGACAATACCGGGCTCAATGGACACAGCCTCGGCAAGCGCTTCCTTGCCCATGATCAGAGTGCGATGCACAGTCGCGGACGACGCACCGTCGTTCGCGCTGTAGGTACGCGGCGTCTCAATCCACTTGACGCCCTCGTACACACCGATCTCACCCTTCCAGATGAGGTCAGTGCCAGTGCCGTTGTAGACGTGCGGATCGCGCCAATTCGCGACACCAGTCTCGGCGCGAAGGTCATGGCTAACATCCGGATGGATGAAGCCAATGAAGTAGCCATCATCGAACTCGAGAGCTGCACGACCACGCATCTTGGCGACCGAGTAGCGAACGAGCTTGGAGCTGAAGACGTCTGTGGCACCGACCGTGTTGGTCGGGCCAGTGGTGTCCACATTGCCCGCATTCGAGTAGACGACGTTGGTGCCCTGGCGAAGAACGCCGAGCACCAGTGAGTCGAGCGAGTTCCGCAGGTTGCGGGACACGAGCTCTGCCTGGGCAACGTCAATGTTGCTCAGAGAGAACTGGCGCAGGCGCAGCGTCGAGATCGTCGCGTTGCCGTACTCGTTCAGGGTGATGGAGACCGAGGACGGGTTGGCCAGGGCCACCGCGTCCGGGTCGGTCGTTTCTGCCAGCGTCGACGTGGCGTTGGCCAGGTCGGCGTGGATGTACTTGGTGATTGACGAACCGGGGTTGGTCAGATCTGTGTACTCCACCGAAGCGAAGCGACGGAACATGGGCTCCGTCCAGAGCTGCATGTCAACGACCTTGGAGAAGGCCGTCTTGACAAGGTTCGTCAATACACCAGTTGTGGTGGGGACGTCAGCCATCCCTTACCTCCTTGGTATTGGCGAGTGAGTTATGCGGAGCGAAGGACGGCCATGAGCTCATCCATCGTCTTGGCGCTTGAGATTCGCGCCTCCAGATCGGCGGGGACCGTTATGGTTGACTCTGGCCCAATCTCCGCCATTTCCATGCGGACCTGGGAGTCGGGTGCAGTCGGCGGTGCCGACGTCTGCCGAGTTTCCATGTCCGCCTCGCTCAGGCGTGCCCCTGAGAACACATCGCCGTTCTCGTCCAGCCA